CACTTTAAAACGAGAAGGCGAAGACCGTCTCTGGTACAATCTAGATAAGATAGACACCCGTGAAACGGTGTATGTTACTGAAGGCCCAATTGATTCCATGTTCATACCAAATGGAATTGCAATGCAAGGGGCGGGATGGTTGGCTGAATTACCTGAAAAATTGAAAAAGACAAAGGTTGTTTTTATTTTTGATAATGAACCAAGAAATTTAGAAATTGTTTCACTAATTGAAAAATACATCCAAGCTGGACGAAATGTAGTAATCTGGCCGTCCGAAATAGATAAAAAAGATATAAATGACATGGTATTGGCTTACGGAGTTAACACTACTTTGAAACTAATAATAAACAATATTTATTCTGGACTTGTTGCAAAAATGAAATATACTTACTGGAAGAAGGTTTAAATGAAAGACGATAATGACGACATGACCGAAGAAGAAATTCTCAAGGCAAGCGAAGCTTATCTTACCTTTGTTTTGAGATTTGGTGAATATGTAAAGGAAATGAATCCTGAACTATGGGCAAAGGCACGGGAATATGCCGCAGATTTTACCAAGATTCCCGGTGTGAGTGTTGAACTTGTTGATAATGATGAGGAAGAAAATGACACAGATGACACAAAGCGTGCGTCCGACTGATATCAAGGTTCTTGATAACGGACATGTTCAACTGATTGATTGGATGGGTTCTGATCTTAGCATTGTGAATGCTGCAAGAGTCTCCTTCAACAAGGAGAGCTCTTGGGAATATGCTGACAGCCATGTTCCATCCCAATCTCTATCTGAGAGAGATGGAAAACTTATCAGATATCTTGCAAAGCACAATCACTTTACACCATTTTGTCATGCTACTATTTCTATTCGTGTTAAGTGTCCAATCTTTGTTCGTGCACAACTTGGCAAACATCAGATTGGTCTGACCATGAATGAAGTCAGTCGCAGATATGTCACCTTTGATCCTGAAGTCTATATTCCTTTGTGGAGAGCAGCACCAACTGATGGTGCCAAGCAAGGAAGCAGTGGAAGAATTGAAGATATGGATCTTTGTATTCGAATGAGACAAGAATACGAATCTGTTGCAAAAGATTGTGTAAAACTTTATAATGATCTTCTTGCAGACGGAGTCGCACCTGAACAAGCCCGTTCTATATTGCCACAAGGTACATATACTGAATTTGTTTGGACAGGTTCCCTATATGCATTTGCGCGTATTTATAATCTAAGAATTGATTCACATGCCCAGTGGGAAATTCAAGAATATGCAAAAGCAATTGACAAAATAATTACTCCACTTTTTCCCGTTTCGTGGCAAACTCTAACAACTAAATAAAGACACCAATAAAGAAAGGCCAATTATGCCAGAAATTTTATCACCATTCCAATCGTTTATTTTTATCTCGCGTTATTCACGGTGGCTTCCATCAGAAAATCGTAGAGAAACTTGGGATGATTGTGTAGATCGTTGGTGGAATTATTTTACCGATAAAGTTCCTGCACTTGCAGAAAGACCAGATATCAAGAAAGCAATTTTAAATCTTGAGATACTTCCTTCAATGCGTAGTCTAATGACAGCTGGACCTGCATTGGATCATGATAATACTTGTTTGTATAATTGTTCGTATTTGCCAATTGATTCTGTTGATTCATTTGCAGAATTATTTGTAATTCTTATGAATGGAACAGGTGTAGGATATAGTGTTGAGCGACAATACACTGATAAACTTCCAATTGTCGCTAATAAGATAGAAAAGGATTTTAATGTTGTTATCAAAGTTGAAGACTCTAAAGAGGGTTGGGGAAACGCTCTTAAGCAAATGCTTAGACACCTTTATCTCGGTAGTCACGTTAAATGGGATATGTCCAGCATACGACCTGCTGGAGCGAGACTTAAGACTTTTGGTGGCAGGGCTAGTGGGCCTGGTCCTCTTGACAATCTTTTTAAGTTTATTGTAAAGGTTTTTTATGGAGCACAAGGAAGAAGACTTACCGCTTTGGAATGTCACGATATTTGCTGTGCTATTGCTAATGCTGTTATAGTTGGTGGTGTTCGTCGTTCTGCTATGATTTCACTCAGCGATCTTTCTGATCGTGAAATGGCTCTTTGTAAGAGTGGAGCATGGTGGGAGCAAGCAGGATTCCGTTCCTATGCCAACAACTCTGCTGTCTACCGTGGTCGCCCACCAATGGGTCAGTTCCTTGAGGAATGGACTTCTCTCTACAACAGTCATAGCGGTGAGCGTGGAATGATCAACCGTAAGGCTCTTCAAGAGCAAGCAGCCAAATGGGGCCGTGATCTTGATTGCGAGTACGGAACCAACCCATGCTCGGAGATCATTCTGAAGCCATTTGAGTTCTGCAATCTTTCAACCGTTGTTGTTCGTCCTGATGACACAGCAGCAACATTGAAAAAGAAGATTGAGATGGCTACAATCATTGGCACTGTTCAATCTACATTTACTAAATTCCCATATCTTCGTCCTGAATGGAAGAAGAACTGTGAGGACGAAAGACTTCTTGGTGTTAGCATGACTGGTATCTATGACAACAAGTTAACCAGTGGTCTTGAAGGTAAGCCAAAACTAATTCGTTTGCTTGAATCACTTCGTGACCATGCCACGGCAACCAATCTGCAATGGGCAGAAAAGTTGGGAATCAATCCAAGCAAATCTATCACTTGTGTCAAGCCAGAGGGAACTACTTCCTGCTTGGTAGATTCTGCATCAGGTCTTCACCCAAGATATGCGGATTATTATTATCGCAGAATTCGCATTGACAAGAAAGATCCAATCTACAATCTAATGAAAGATCAAGGTGTTCATTGCGAGGATGATGTAATCAATCCAAACAACACTGCTGTCTTTACATTTGCAATGAAGGCTCCACGTGGCACAGTAACTACTGAAGATCTCCGTGCACTTGATCACTTGGATCTTTGGAAGACATACCAAGAACATTATTGCCAACACAAGCCTTCTGTAACTGTAAACTACCGTGATAGCGAGTTCCTTGAAGTTGGACAATGGTTGTGGGAAAACTTTGATGTCGCAACAGGAATTTCTTTCTTGCCCGGTGGAGATAATCATACATATGCTCAAGCACCATTTGAACAGATTGATTCAGCAACGTACAATGATCACCCCAAAATTAAAGTTAATTTTAAGGAGCTATCAAAATACGAAGCCGAAGATAATACAGAGGCAGCAAAGGAGTTTGCCTGTACTGCAGGTGGATGTCAAATAGTTTAATTTACAATTCTCGGTAGCTCAGTAGGCAGAGCGGGAAGCTGTTAACTTCCATGTCGCTGGTTCGATTCCAGCCCGAGAAGCATAAAAATAAAAATTCTCCCTTTATGGGAGAATTTTTGTTATAAATATTTTTGCTGGAGGATGTTGGAAACCACGCTCTCTCTTGGATCTTCGAAGCAATTTCAACAAAGAGCTAAGGTCCACATCCTCCAAGCGAGGTATAAATATCTATGTTCTATATGCTCGTAGGTGTTGACTACTCAATAACTTGCCCATGCTTGTGTCTTTTTGATGAGCGCAAAGACTTTAAATTTTCAAATTGTTTCTTTTATTATTTAACAAATACTAAAAAATTTGCTGATAAAATTGCTCCAAATATTACTGGAGAAAGTTTTCAGGATTATGTCGCAGATGTAGATAGATTTGACAGTATATCAGATTGGGCCATAAATTTATGTATTGGAGCATCTGACGTAGCCATAGAAGGATATTCTTTTGGTTCAAAAGGCAGAGTTTTTAATCTTGCCGAAAATATGGGAATTTTTAAACATAAGCTCTATAAGGCTGGGGTTCCTTTGACCATCATAGAGCCATCCAAAGCCAAGAAACTCGCCACAGGCAAAGGTAACGCTGATAAACAGGCAATGTACGAAGCCTTCAGCGAAGAAACCAAAACAAATTTATTAATAACTTTTGATCAAAAAAATTTGTCAAATCCAGTAACTGACATTGTAGACAGTTACTATATTTTAAAATCTTTGGTTCAAACAAAAATTTAACGAACATATCTAACTGCAGAACTTTTTCCTGCATTATCTAAACGTTCATGGTAACGTTTTGGAACTTGGCCATTATTTTTAATTTTTGATATAACTTCATTCCAAGCACCACCACAAACTTTGGTAGGTGTGAGTGTATTATCAAAAGCAATAGAATTTCTTTGCGCAGACCAATTTTTTTCAATTTTCTTTTTACCACAACTTGGGCATTTTTCTTTTAGTGGTTTATCTGAATCAGCCATACGAAGAATTTCTTCAAATTCATGGTCACATGCAGCACATTTAAATGAATAATTTGGCATATTATTTCTTTCTAAAAGTAATTAGCATGTGATCAAACAAGAATCCATAGGAAGGTTCTTTTGGTTTGTTTTTAAGATTCATTTTTGCTTCTTTGGGTGTTCTATTTCCCTTTGTTGTGTTACAATCTTTGCATGATGTAACCATATTAACCCAGGTAGACCCTCCTCCCTTCGAACGAGGTACTACATGGTCAATTGTTGCATTTTTGTCACTCAAGTCAATAC